TAATCTCGCCGACCGGGCCGCGACGGGGCTGGCGAGCGAGCCGACGCTCCGCAGGTGGATCGCCGCCGAGCCCGACCAGCCGTGGATCATCAAGCGCGGGTCGAACGGCGACGCCTACGAGATCGACCTGGTCGAGGCGGCGAAGGCTTTCAGGGCCCGCGAAGAAGCAAGGATGGAGGCGGCCCGCCGGCGCGCGGAGGAGATCAACCAGCTCGGGCTCGACCTCGGCCTGAGCGGGAACGCCGAAGAGGCGATCGGCCTGTCGATCGCCGAGCGGCGCCAACTCCTCGAGGAGGAGATGGTCGCGCTGAAGCTGGGGAAGGCCCGCGGCGAATTGGTCTCGCTCGCCGAGGCAAAGGCGGCGTTCGGTGATGTGCTGGTGAAGTTCGGGCAGAGGCTGGACAGCTTCTCGGCCCGCCTCGCCAAGAAAGTGGACCTCGAGCGGCACCAGATCGGCGCGATCGACCGGCAGATCGCCAGCGATCGCTCGGAGCTCGCCGACATGATGGAGAGGATGGAGCTTGGCGGCGACGGCGCGACCGGCGGGGACCATGGCGCCACCGCCGAGATGGAGATTGCCGCCGGCCCCGACCGGGGCTGACATCGTCCGGAGCCAGGCGCACCTGCTGCGCCCTCGCGAGAAGCTGACGCTCAGCCAGTGGTGCATCCGCTACCGCGGCTACGACCCGGACGTGCTGCCCTGGCAGCCCGAGCTGATGGACGCGATGAGCGATTCGGAGGTCTCCGAGATCGGACTCATGAAGCCGGTCCAGTGCGGCGCCACCAAGATAGGCGCCGACTGGCAAGGGTGGATCGTCGACACTGATCCGGACAATTTTCTCGGCGTCCACCCCGACCGGGTGCTGGCCGAGAAGTTCGTCAAGGGCCGCCTCGACCCGATGATCGAGGAGACACCCCGGGTCCAGCGCAAGCTGAAGCCGGTGCCGAACGCGAACAACCAGTGGATCAAGCTCTTCCAAGGCATGATGCTGGCGACGGGCTGGCCGGTGCCGGGACAGTTCGCGCAATTCTCGGCGCGGTACGGCTGGCTCGACGACTTCGACCAGATGGACGAGAATATCGGCGCGGTCGCCGGCGAGGGCGGACAGGGGTCGGCGCTGAAGCTGCTCGAGGGTCGCTTCACCGCCTTCGAGGGAAGGGAGAAGAAATTCGTCTCGTCGTCCCCGGCGGACGACAAGGGCGGAAAGATCGAGGGCTTCGTCGCCAGCGGCACGGATGAGCGGCTTCATCCCCGCTGCCCGCATTGCGGCGACCGCTGGCAGATCGACCTGCTCAGGGATCTGCGCTTCGACGACAAGGGCAGTGCCGAACAGGCGGAGGCGAGCGCCCACGTCGTCTGCGGCGCGAACGGCTGCATCCTGGAGCCATCCGACCGGCGCGAGCTGCTCAAGGGGCTGGACGATCTTCCGGCCAAGGGCTTCGTTCCGGCGAACCCGGAGCGATCGCGGCGTCGGCGGACCTTCCGGATCGACGGCCTGATGGCGCTGACCAGCTGGCCGAAGCTGGCTCGGGAATGGCGCGAGGCGAAGCTCGAGTGGGAAACCAAGCAGGACGAGAGCGCGCTGCGCACCTTCGTCCAGACCAAGGCGGGCCAGAATTACCGCTCGAAGATGTCGGGCGAGAAGCCGCTCGACGGCGAGGCGCTTAAGCTTCGCCGGGAGAAGGGCTTCATGGCGGGGACGATCCCTGCCGGGGTCAAGGTCTGGGGCGTCCAGGTCGACGTCCAGGTTAACCGGGTCGAATGTCAGGGCTTCGGGTGGGGCGAAGGCCTGGAGGGGTGGCTGCTCAAGCGCTGGTCGATCGACGTGCTCGACGACGGGCTGACGACGCTGGCGCCGTTCAGCCATCCGGAGCACAGCGCGGTGCTGCTGCCCTTGTTCAACATGCGGCTGCCGCTGGCTGACGGATCGGGGATGTCTCCGCCGCCGCTGACGGTGCAGCTCGACGTCGGCGGCGGCGGCGCCAAAGGCGAGGGCGCGACCGAGTTCGCGAAAAAATTCTGGGAAGCGGCCCGGGCGCTCGGCATCCACAGAAGCCGAATCACTCTGACCAAGGGCGGCAACAGCCTGACCGGCGAGCTGATGCCGCGGGCGAAGTTCGCCGAGCAGAAGAGGCAGGGTGGCCCGAAGCGGACGTCGGCGGAGCTCTGGCTCCCCAACGTCCACCGGATCAAGAACATCACCGACGCGCGGCTTCGCCGTGAGGATCCGGGGCCGGGCTACATCCACCTGCCCGGCGGCAAGACCGGGGGCGGGCCACTGAAGGTCGGCCAGGACGAAGGCGGGACGGGCCGGCTGCTCGACATGCACGTCGACGAGATCACGGCCGAGGAGGTCCAGAAGGGCAAGTGGGTCAAGATCAGGCCCCGCAACGAGACGTGGGACCTGCTGGTCGCGGCCTATGCCTCGATCCTTCGCCCGCCCTTCGCGCAATCGCGCACCCACATGCGCTGGGTGCCGGCGGCGTTCCGGGTGCCGGATCAGGAGGGGGTGGTGGAGCCGAAGAAGTCGGCGGTTGAGATCGAGACGCCGAAGCCACCGGCTCCGCCTGAGCCGCCAGCACCGCCGCCTCGCCCGACACGACGGCCGTCGCGGCCAATACAGTCAAAGTGGGTGAAAACCCGACGCTCGGGCTCCTGGCTCGGCCGGCGCTAGAAGGATTGAACAGATGGCTTGGACGCAAACCGATCTCGACCGCATCGACGCGGCGATTGCGGGGAACACGAAGAGCGTCACTTTTTCCGACGGGCGTCAGGTGTCCTACCAGGACGCCGACAAGATGCTGGAGGTTCGCAAGGCCATCAAGGCCGAGGTGGCCGCGCTGTCGAGCCAGGTGACGCCGCGGACGCGCACGACCATCGGTCGCATGCGCCGCGACTGACCTAGGCGATGAACTGGTTCGATCGCGTCGTCGCGGCGGTGGCGCCGCGGGCGGGGCTTAGGCGCGCGCAGGCGCGGCGCGCGCTGCGCTTCATCGATAATGTCGAGCGCCGGCCTGACTTTGACCGGAATACCGGACGTGTTGCCGACGCTTTGCCGGTGCGGGCCGCATCCCGGTCGCGCATCAGGAATTTGATCGCAACCAATCCCTACGCCCGCAAGGCGCTCAACACGCTGATCAACAACTTGATCGGCTTCGGGATCACCGGGACGCCGAAGAAGGGAACGCCTAAGAAGGTCGCGACCGAGTGGAAGCGGTGGACGGCGCGGGGGGACTGGCTGGGCCGGCTCGATTTCAACGGGCTGCAGGAGCAGTTCGTCTCGGCCATGCTCGGCGATGGCGAGTGCTTCATCGTTCGCCGCTTCGAAGCCGGTGGCGGGATCGTCCCGCTCCGCATCGAGTTGCTCGATCAGGTGATGCTGGCCGAGTGGAAGGGCCGGGACGGCATCGAATATGACGAGCGGGGAAGGGCGACCCGCTTCTGGTTCCGCAAGAGCCGCGATCCGGAAACAGGGGCGGCCAGCAACGAGGCCGTGGACTTCCCCGCGGCGGACGTAATCCACCTCTATCGCTCCGACTGGATTGGTCAGGGGCGCGGCCGGTCGATGTTTGAACCGGTGATGAAGCGGCTCGAGGATCTCGACGGCTATTTCGAGGCCGAGACGGTCCGCAAGCAGATTGAGGCCTGCTTCGCCGCCTTCATCCAGCCGAGCCTCGACAGCGACGAGGCCTTCGGCCCCAAGGACGGTACGACCGGCGCCACGGGATTCGATGTCGAGACCCTTGAGCCGGGGATGCTCACCCGGCTGAGGCCCGGCGAGACGGTGAGCTTCGGTACGCCCCGGGTCACCTCAGGAATTTCGGAGTTCGCGCGGGTCAGCCTGCTCGCCACCACGGCTGGGGCCGGAATCCCCTACGAGCAGGGAACCGGGGACCTCTCGAACGTCAATTATTCGAGCTACAAGGCGGGAAGCCTGGAATTCCAGCGCTTCTGCGGGCGGCTGCAATGGCTGCTGATCATCCCGGTGGCGCTGGAGCGCATCTGGGGTTGGTTCCTGGATGACGGCTTCAAGGTCGGTCTGTTCGCCTGCAACGATTACGAGATCGATTGGACGCCCGCCGCCTTCGAAAGCATCGACAAGCAGAAGGATGTTGCCGGCGAGGTTGCCGAGATGGCGGCGGGGCTGACCACCCGGCGCCGTCAGATCAGCGCGCGCGGCTACGATTACGACGACACGATCGACGAGATTCGCCGGGACAAGGAAGCCCAGGGCGAACTCGTCTTCGCCGGCGATCCCGGCACTACGGCAACCGCCGATACCTCAGGAGCTGGCAATGCAGCAGTCGCCGCAGACTGAATTCGAGAGCCGGACCGTCGCAGGCCCGGTGATCCGCCGCCAGGCGAGCGTTCGCCCGGCCACCTTCAACGAGGACGATCTCAGCGTCGAGGTGATGATGTCGACCGGCGCGGCCGTGCTGCGCTTCGATTGGTACGACGGCGAATATTACGACGAGGTGCTGGGCATGGA